GAGTGGGAGGGCGTTGTCGATGCCTATGATACGGCGGCCGCCGAAAATAAGGCTACTTGGTTCTGTATCGTGATTCCTGGGCTGACCAAGGCACTGTATTTCACGGGTCAGCCCTCCCCGATGGGTATGCCCGCTATGGAGGTCTCTGCTGTTCTGGAAACAACTCTCTACATCACCCCGACCGGTGCGCCTCAGTGGGCAGCAAAGCCTACTGATCTGGAAAGTATGAGTCTGAGATCTTCTACCAAGAAAAACGTTGAGGTTTGAGGAGGAAATACCATATGAGTGATAATGTCGTGAGCATTCAGGATAGAGTGATGCCCGTTCGCGTCATTGACAATAAGACTGGGACGGCGTATGAGCTTGATTTTAACAGAGAGAGCGTTAAGTTTGCCGAGAATCGTGGCTTTAAGGCGGACGAGCTGACAGTGTTCCCGGTGACTAGAATCCCGGAGCTGTTCTACTATGCTTTCCGAAAAAATCACAAGAATGTAGCCCGGTCTCAGACTGATGCCCTGCTGGATGGTATGGGCGGGATGACAAGTGCTCTTCTGGAACGTCTGGTTCAGCTCTACAATCAGGCAGCCCTTACCCACCTGATTGCAACTGACGAGGATGCGGCAAAAAACGCAGAGGTGACTGTGGAGCTGTAAATAGCCCACGGTCTTATACGGAACTATTTGAGGCGGAGTGCCCCTACTATCTGTCCATCGGCATGACTTGGGAACAGTATTGGTATGGTGATGTATGGATGGTAGAGGCATACCGCCAAGCTGATAAGCAAAGGCTTGAGCGGGAAAACATGATGCTCTGGCTACAGGGCCTTTATAACTACGAAGCCCTTTGTGACACATCTCCGATATTCCGGGATTTTGCCAAAAAGGGGACAAAACCAGTTCCATACCGAACGGAACCGTACCAACTAGGCAAGAAAAAAGAAGTACCAACCGAGCAGGAAGTTAAAAACGAACGTTTGAAAGCCACCCTGTTCTTTAAGAATTGGGCAAGGGCTGCTGAGAAAAAGTTCCGGTAGGCCCTGGTTTGCACCTTGCCAACTTCATATGAGATAGCGGAGATTTTGATTGCCTCCTTCCCCAAGTTGTGGTAAGATTTGGGGGAGGAGGGGAATAAGATGAAAAAGCTAATCTCTTTCGTTTTGACTGGATTTATGGTTGTTGGGTTGGCTGGGTGCTCTGGTGAAGTTTCGCAGAAGGAATATGATGAACTGGTCGCAGAAAACGAACGGTTAAAAAGCAGTTTGAGCGAAGCAACGGATATGTTGCAAGAATACATAGACGGGGAAACAAATGATGTCATGGAAAATGTTCCACTTATGATGTATCAAGCAACGGCCTCGATGTTTTCTGAGGACGCAACATGTGTAGCAATATCTGATGATATTGTCCAAATAACTGTGCCGTTGCTTGATGGGCAAAGCATGAACGATTACGAGACTGAATTAGAAGCCGCCGCATATTCCATTGGTATTGCTTTAGATGATGACGAATACTCTACTTGTATTATTATGTTTATCGATTCTGCGGGTAATTGTTCTGGAGGATTTTCGGTTGGACTAAATCGTGAAGCAAGTTCATTTGTTGGTTTGAATGGTTAAATAATGGTTATCCGCTTAGAAATAGGCGGAGGGTATTTCCCCCTTGCGACTTCTTACTTAGTATGATATATTTTTGAGTAAGGAGGGATCAGGATGAAAAAACTAATATCTTTTCTTTTGGCTGGACTGATAACAATTTGGCTCGCAGGATGTGAAGACAGCGGAACAAAAACTAACCAAGTTGTTGAGACTCCATCACAAAGCCATCAGGCATCAGAACCTGTACTTGCTGAAAGCCAACAACCCGATATTTCTCAATCGGCATTACAGGATTATCAAAGCATATTGGATGAATATTCTCAGAGAATCCGCGATGCAGTACCAATATTGATTGAGGAATATAACGCAGAAGCTATAAATAATACAGAGGGGCTTCAAGGGCTTGCCACATTAAGTAACGAAAAGATAAGCGAACTGGCCGAAATATCAAATGAGGGAATTTCCAAAATGGCTGAATATTATTATCATGCCGGAAGCGGATCATATGATGAGTATGAAGAATGGGCCGGGAAACTGATGGATGTTTATATGGAAGAAGCTACAAAAATTCAAGACGCATATATGGATTCAGCAATGTAATCAAAGATATAATACCGGGCTTGTAAATCGAAGTCCCCGCTATCTTATATGAGGTGGCGGGGGCTTTTTATATCTTTAGTGCCAAGTGCTTCATTGCCAAGTGCCGCATTTCAAAAGGTGGTGGCATCATGGCCGTTGATATTGATAGTCTGCAAATTGAAATAGAGGCAACTTCGAGCGATGCGGCGGCGAAAATTGACGCATTGGCCGCCGCGCTGGCTAGCCTAAAAACAGTGGCAAAGGGCGGAGCGGGGCTTACTACAGTTTCTAATCAGATGCAGGCACTTGCAAATGCGGCAAAGCTGATAAATAGCAGTAGTCTTAATACAGCAAAGATAAAGGAAATGACAGGCGCGCTTAACGGGTTATCTTCCATCCAGAAATCCAGCGGCTTGTCCTCCACAATCAACGCCCTTAAAAAGTTGCCTCAGATTAGCGAGTCCTTAGAAAAAGCAGATTTAGGAAAGTTTGCTGTTCAGATGAATCAGGTGGCGGACGCAATACGCCCCCTGGCTACGGAGATGCAGAGAGTTTCCAGTGGGTTCTCAGCTTTCCCGATAAGGATTCAGAAGATCATCCAGAGCAACACTGGACTGGCTGATTCGAACAGTAAGGCGGCAAAGAGTTTTGGAGTGCTTGGAACCGGAATCAGTAGCACACAGGCAAAGTTCGGAATCTATTCAGTGGTATTTCGCCAAATTGCGCGTACTGCATCTGATTGGGTAAAAGAGAGCAATGATTATGTCGAGAATCTGAATCTGTTTACTGTTGCAATGGGCGATGCTGCGGAGAGCGCATTAGAATATGCGGAAGCAGTAAAAGAAGCTGTTGGGATTGACCCGTCTGAATGGATCAGAAACCAGGGCGTCTTTAAGCAAATAACTGGTGGCTTTGGAGTCATGGAAGAAAAAGCGAATCTTATGTCAAAAAACCTGACACAGTTAGGTTATGACATTTCTTCCTTCTATAACATTTCCATTGAAGAGGCCATGGAAAAATTGCAATCCGGCATTGCAGGCGAAATTGAGCCACTGCGACGCTTGGGCTATGCAATTGACGTAGCTACCCTGCAAGAAGTGGCATACGCACATGGAATTGAGCAGAGTGTAAATACGATGAACCAAGCGCAAAAATCCCAGCTTCGTTATTTAGCGATTATGGAGCAGAGTGGGAACGTAATGGGGGATATGGCCCGGACGGTGCAGACCCCGGCTAATGCTTTGCGCATTCTAAATCAACAAATAAATCAGTTAACCAGAGCCTTAGGGAATTTATTGATTCCATTTTTACAGCAGATTATTCCGTATGTTCAGGCATTTGTGGAAGTCATTACTGATGCGATACAGGCATTGGCGCTTCTGGTTGGATTTGAATTGCCTGAGATTGATTATTCCGGGCTGGATGGTGTGACATCTGGTGCCACAGATGCGGAAGATGCCATTGAAGGGGCTACTGGAGCGGCCAAAGAAATGAAAAAGGCGTTGCTCGGGATTGATGAATTGACCATTCTGGAGCCGACTGCTTCTGGAGGCGGTGGTGGATCTGGTGGCGGAATTGGAGGCGATTTGGGTCTCGACCTTCCCGAGTATGACTTCTTAGCCGGGTTGGAAGAACAGGCATCTAAGATAAAAGAGCAGATGGAATCTATTTTGGGGCCAATCCTTTCTATTGGAGCTGGATTTGCTGCATGGAAAATTACTCCTAAAGTATTGAATTGGTTTAAGGATCTTAAGAATGGAAAGTTTAGCAAGATCGATAAACTCGCAGCGGGTATCGGGCTTGTAATTACGGGATTTACGCTTGAATGGCAAGGCGGATACGACATTGGTTACAATGGGCTGAACCTTGAGAACGCCATAAAAACAGCTATCGGAGCCGGACTAGGAATCGCTGGATCGCTCCTTATCTTTGGGACTGGGCCTCTTGGGTGGACAATTGGTATCGTAGCCGCGTTATCTGTTGCCATTGCAAGTATTACCATAGGGTATAACCGGAGACAAATAGATGACGAGATAAAAGAGCGGTTTGGAGAAATTGAACTGACAGTGGAAGAAGCCAAAGAACTGGCAGAAAGGATTATGTCATCTCCGCTTTCTATCCAACTGGACATGTACGTGGAGGCAAAGACTGGTGCAAAAGAAGCAATCGAAAAGTATCTTGCATCTTCCGAAGAGTTTTCTTATCTGATTTGGAAGGTATCCGTTGGCTTTGAAGTAGATGATGCTGAATTGAGCAACAGTATTGATTCTATGATCGCTGACGCACAATCCTTCTTAAATGCACAGAGAGAAACGTATGCGCTTGCTGTCAACATCGGCTTTAGTGATGAAGGAATCAAAACTGAAATGGCGGCATTCGTAAACACGTATTTTTCTGAATCCTCCAGCGAAATGCAGCGTCTTGGGACGGAATTAAAGCAAACGATGCTAGATGCACTTGCCGATGGAGTCATTGATGAACAGGAAATGAAGACGATCAATGATTTGCAGTCTGAGGTAAACCAGATGCTTTCTATGGTTGCTGACGCTGAGTATAGAGCAAAGCTCAACAATGCAGTATATGAGCTTGGTGGAGACTTATCATATGAGAGTGTAAAGGACGTCAGTGAGAAATTGGGCAATATAGCGCAAGAGCAGCTTGATAGTTTAAAACAGACACATTTGGACGCACTGGCGGTTATCGAGCTAAAATATCAAACTGATGGTAATTATGAAGAATATACTGCGGCAATAGAAAACGAAATGCAGACTTATTTTGCAAATCAAGCACAGGTATCTGCAACCGCTTTTGAGCCTCTCATTGGAAAATTTAATGCGGCATTTTCTGACGCGCTTACAGAGGCGCAACCTGCGTTTGATCGGCCGGTAGAAGACCTCCTTGACAGGACGTTCCATCAATTCACTACCGATGAAACCGGAGTGCTTGTCGGAGATAGTATAAGCGATTTTATGAGGAGCGTTGACCAACAATGGAAACTTGGGTTCCAAACGCTTGATATTACTCCAGAAGTGAGAGCTGCTTTGTCTGAAACGCTTGCCGCGTTGGAGCCTAGAGCAGAACAACTCCAAAAGATCGCTGATGATTCTAGAGCCGCAGGTATTGCTGTCCCGCAGTATGTTTCTGAGGGCCTGCATGACTACAACATGCTTGCAGCCATTTCCGGTGATATGGATGCTATCAACTATTTGCTTGGAGAAAAACTGTCTACAGACCCCAATTTCCTACAGGCACTTCAAACTGCGACAGATGCTGGCATGAACATCAATGAGGCTGTTGCAAATGGATTGTTAGACAATCTCGAAGTGAAAGAAAACGCTGATGGAACAATTTCGTTGATTAACGATACAATCGGCGAAAAAGTTCTAGAGGTTACACCAGCGTTAAAAGAAACCTTAAAAACTCTCGGTATAAATATGAGCAATGGGCTCATTGAGGGAGTTGAATCAAAGGACACAGAAGTATTTAACTCTGCAAATGGGATAGGTAAGCAGGTCGGAAACGGAATTGCGGATGGACTTGATGATAGCACACGGGCAGTTAAGAACGCGGCAGATAGGCTTGTTGATATTGCGCTATCGGCAACAAAGACCGCAGCAAAAATTCATTCACCATCTCGCTTGTTCCGTGATGAAGTTGGATTGAATATTGGCCTAGGTATTTCCGAAGGAATCGGTAATAGTAGAGATGCTATACTTTCGGAAATTGAACTTACAAATCAGCGTATGGTGAGTGCTTTTTCAACTGGTTCGATTGGTAGTCTCTCTAGATCTTTTTCTGTGGAAGAAGTAAAGAACATAAATACACATACATCTGGAACCGTTACAGTAACAGACGGAAGAGAAGGCCAGCGGGAGATAAATCAAGAAATGATAAGCACATTGTTTGCCATAAGCCAGCAAATCATTTCCGCAATTGAAGAGAACAGCGGAGACGTTTATCTGGATGGGGATAAGGTCGGAGAACGAGTAACGGAATACCAAAATAGGAAGAATCGCATTTTTGGCAGATAAATTTTAAATTGGAAGAAAGGGTGACAATATTGGTTCTTGAAATTGATGGGTTTAATATTGTCCCTTACATTTCATTTGGAGGAGTTAAGTGGCAACGGTCTGACGTGGACGGGGAGGGAGCTGGTCGTACTTTGGATGGCAAGCTCAGAAGGAATCGGGTGGCAACAAAGCGGCGGCTGGATATTACCTGCCGTCCGCTCAATGCCGCCGAAACAAGTAAAGTCTTAACGGCAATTATGCCGGAATGGGTATCGGTTCGATATACAGATCCTCAAACAAACAGCATTGCAACAAGAAAAATGTATTCCAATAACAACCCGGCTACGTTTCAAATGAAGCAGAGGAACGGAGATGAACTATGGGGAGGGATCACATTCCCACTGATTGAGGAGTAATATATGCCATACGAGTATCAAGTAGAAATTGGCGGAATAATGTACGGAATGGATAGCATTAAAAGCGCAAATATAAAGCAGCCGTTATTCGAGTATTTTGGAGCGGGGAATGCAATGCCTGCTGAGTTCCACATTACATTTATTCCTAAAGAGGAACCTCCCAGAATGGCAAAAATTGTACCATTCTGTAGAGAAGAAGGAGAAAAAGATTGGCATAAGCTAGGTATATTTTTTGTTGATGTAAGGAGTGAAGATAGACAGTGGAAAAATCTCATTGCCTATGACTCCATGCTGAAAACCGAACAAACTTACTTGATTAGTGAAGATGTGGGTGAATGGCCAAGGGGGATGAAAGCGCTTGTTGCGGATATAGCAAGCCGTATAGATGTAGAAGTTGATAGTAGAACAGTTATCAATGAAAGTTATGTGGTTGAATATCCAAACGATTATACAATGCGAGAAATTTTATGCCATATAGCAGCGGCCCATGCAGGGAATTGGATTATTACGGCGGACGGGAAATTGTTGCTGGTTCCGCTTTTTACTGCAATGCCTCCAGAGACATATTACTTAATAGAAGACAGCGGAAGTGCCATAGTGTTTGGAGAGGATAGAATTTTGGTATGAATAACAAGTATTATGTAGGCCAAAAAGCATCTTCTTTTTTAAAATATGAAAAAACTCCTCCAGTTAGTAAAATCCGGCTGTTTTGGGATGATGAAAATGCATTCGAAGCTGGAGATGATACAGGATACACAATAGAATTGTTTTGCCCATCAGCTACGCAGAAGATGGCAGATAATATTTTGAATGCAGCAAAAGGATTTGTGTATCAAGGATTTTCGGCCCCTGGCTCAAGCCTAGTTCCAGAAGCGGAACTGGGGGATGGAGTAACGGTTGACGGTTTTTACGGAATGATAGCAAATCGGGATATAGAATTTGGCCCAGGGAATTTATCCGACATCTCTGCTCCAGGGGAAAAGGAAATTAACCATGAATATCCTTATTTGAGCTCAGAAAGTAGAGAGCTAAAACGAAAAGTTACACTAGGGACTTCTTACTATGGCACTAAAATTACTCGAAAAAACGGATTAGAAATTACCAAAACAGATAATAGCGGTGCAGAGAAAAGCCGGGTTATTTTAAACAGCGATATTTTGGCCTTTTATAATGACGATGGACAGGCAGCACTCTATTTTGATGCGGCCAGTGGAAGATACATTTTTCGCGGGGACATCAACATGCAAGGGGGATCTATTTATTGGGGAGATTCCTTCCCTTACAAGTCCCAGTTTTCAACATCTCCGGATGGACCATGGCATGATAAGCAGCAAGAAGGAGATAAATACAGACGAGATACATATGATGGGGGAAAAACTTGGGAAGAGCCTTACCAATTTGTCGGAACAGACGGACGAGACGGTATAGACGGTTCGGATGCAAGTGTTACATTCAACAATGTACTTCGAGCATTACAAAGAGCAGAGGCGACACAAACAACATTTATTACAGCGGATGAGCTAGGGGCTCCCACCATTTATGGTGCCAAAATTTATGGTGCAGAGATATATGCTGGCGGTGTAGATGATATGGGTGGACAAATTATTGGGCTCTTGGACACTGGGATGGTGGTATGGAACGGAGATGGAGAACGAGTATTAACTATTTCTGGAAATGCAGATACTGCGAGCCTTGTCACGGGCTATAACATATTACGCTTTAACTGTCCGTATATGTCGGTAGAAGCCACATCATCAGTTTCCTTTCATGGACGATTAGTTTCTTTTGATGACGTAAATGAGGTTTCAGGACTTTATCTGAGGTTTTCTTAATGCTTCCTAAAATATATTCAGCGTTTCTCAACTTGACAAATGCATGTAACTTGGCGTGTCGCTATTGTTTTGTGGAACAGCATCCAGATATGATTTCCCTTCAGGTAGCGAAAGATGCAGCGGATTTTTTGGCCGCCAACGCGGGAGACGGGGTTCCGTCTATCAACTTTTTCGGCGGGGAACCACTACTGATGTGGGACGCTATTATAGTCCCGCTGACCGAGTATGTCCGGGATCGGTATCCAGCATATAACCTTTCTATGACAAGCAATGGAACTCTGCTGAACCAGGAGCGGGCGGAGTATATGAGGAAGAAAGGAATAGGGCTCTTGCTTTCCATGGACGGAGACAGACGGACTCAGGAGCGCAATCGACCGCTTCAGGATGGCGGCTCCAGTTTCGACATTCTGGGGAAAAAGCTTCCTTTAATTTTGAAATACTTTCCTGATGTGATGTTCCGCTCTACGGTAACACCGGAGACCGCAGTTGACTTGTTTCACGATATGATATTTGCAGAACAAGCTGGTTTCCGCACATTTTTTACTATGCCGGATAGTTTTGCAAATTGGGACGGCACTGAGCCACTGGAGGAGGAACTTCGGCGCTATTCAGAGCATTATGTCGAGTGCTTAGAAAATGGATGGGAACCAATCTACTTCACACAGATTGAAAAGTTTTTCCCCAAAATACTCTTGCACAACCAGGCGATCCAAGAGGGGGCAAACCGCGCCTATACCTCATGTATGGCCTGCGGCAAGTGCGGGCTGGGTTCTGGGCGCTATGCGGGGATTAACCTGAATGGAGATATCCTAGCTTGTCAGGAGTTCTTTTCACGAGGAGATAATCCATTCGTGATTGGAAATATCTATACTGGGGTGGTAGATGAGACGCGGAGACGACTTATGCAGAAATACGATAGCGCACAGGTTGAAGGGGATGGGTGCGATGAATGCCCCCTGAACCGCATCTGTGATGGAGGGTGCGTGGCCAACAACTATATTCGATCGGGGAGTTTCCACCATATGCCCCCCATCTGCTGTCGGTGGAACCGTCTGCTATTCCGAGAGGCAATCTATCTAATGGAGCGGCTGGGCAAGGCAAGAAACAAACGCTTTTTAGAGAGGTGGCATATCTATGTTGCCAGATGAGCTGATCGAAGTACCGGAATACCTGAAGGGGGAACTTACCGGTGCAAACGTCATGCCCATGTGCGACTTCTGTACGGAGATTGCCTGTGAGACAGATGGAATGGCCTGTGGTGAGACTTGCAGCCAAGGATGCCACGGGCAATGTACTGTGGTACAGTGCGGACAGTGTAGCGGCTGCCTGGGTGGATGCCAGATATGCGAATCATCCTGCCAAAATTCCTGTCAGTCCTGTCAGTCATCCTGCGAATCGGCAGCGCAAAACCCTACCAGCTATGGTTCCATCACGGTGGGTGAAGTTACCAGCCATACTATTGAAGTAACGCTGAAAGCCATTTCAAAAGCAACATCTTATGTGATCGCCTATCGGCCAGACAGCACGACCACTGCCCGAAATGTGGAAACTACGTCGCGAAATTACACGCTAACAAGCCTCGAGCCTAACCAGAGGTATGTAATTAACTACTATGGCAAGAACAGCTACGGAACCGGCCCTTATATGCCTTCCCCGGTCTATGCCACCACAAGGCCAGAGATTGTAATTGAACCGTGGTCATGGACATCATCCAATGGGGCAGCGACGGACACACAGACCCGTAACGCCTACCAAATTTTACAGGGTAACCGGGCAGCGGATGACTTCCATCACAATGTATGGAACGACTTCATAGACAAGATTGTGGAGATGCGAGAGGCATACGGATTGTTTTGGACGACGGACAGTGGGCGCTTTCCCTCCGCCTCCGGGTGCAAGGTGTCCGCCGGGGACACACTGACCGCCGAGATTTACAACGCGGCCAAGACCAATATAGGTTCCATACAATCTACCGGGATACAGGATGTAGATCCGGGGGACGAGATAACCGGATACCACGTTCTTCACATCTCGGATGTTCTGAATGATATCATTGGAGGTCTGTAATGGATAGTCAAAAAATTATTCAAATGGCGGTAGCAATTAGAGAAGCAGCCTCTAGGATCACAGTATCTGGGCCAAACAATTGGACACAGTTGCTTGGTATTATCCACACAGCGGAATCTATAGTTACAGAGGCGGGGAAGGAGGGAGAACATGGCGGATAAACGGATTGGGGAATTGCCTCTTATCGAAGACCTTGATGATGAGTCTTTTTTTGTGGCTGAACAACAAGGTGCAGCAGGACATATTACCGGCGCACAGATAAAGGGATTCGCCCGGAAGTCCGTGGAGGATATTGCAAACGCTTCCCAGAAATCGGCTGAAGCGGCGGCGAAGAGTGCGTCTGCAGCCCAGGAGAGCGCTACTCAGGCGGAGGAAGCGCAGGAAGCAGCAGAGAGTGCCAAGAGTGGGGCAGAGGTTGCACAAAAAGCGGCGGAAACGGCACAAGGCGCCGCCGCGGACGCGCAGGCCGGGGCGGAGAGCGCCAAGACGGCAGCG